GTCCTCGACGGAAACGCCCTTCGGCGGCTCCGGGAGGTCGTAGTCCTCGTCCGGCGCGACGCTGAAGTGGTCGCCGTTCACGTCGGGGCCGACGATGATCTCGTAGCCGGTGTCGTTGGTGGGGGGCATGCTTCCTCCTAGTTGGTGATCTCGAGATCGTCGGCGCTGTAGGTGATCGACGCCTTGAAGACGCGAGACCCCATGGCTTGCTCTACGTCATCGTAGTTGACAGTGATCCCGCCGTGGTCCTCGCCGACAGAGAGGAACCGTCCACCATGGCTCTTGTCGCCCTGGAACGCCAGGATCCGAGTGAGCACCGCGTCGATAGCCTGCTCGAAGAGAAGCTCCTCCGCCTCCGCCGACCCAGCCCCGTTCGACATCGGCCAGTGGAGGCTCAGCATGAACGCGGTGATCGGAGCCGAACGGATTGCTGCGAACCGATCGATCTTGTAGGATGCCACCGGACTGCGGAGGACGTACAGCTGCGTCTTCGACGTCGACGGGATACGCGGCCACCGCGCCTGGAGGATCTGGAACGGGCCGCCGTCGACCGTCCGGAGGGACGGCAGGCCGTCGCCCGCCGTGGACAGCCACGCGGCCTCGCGGTCAACTGCGTCCGAGAACATGCTTACCTCCTTCGGTGCTTACGGGCCCTTACCTCGGCTCGGTGAGCCTGGATCGCGACGTTCCTGGTCTTCGTTATCCGTATGTGCCGGTGCTTGTGTTGCTTGTGTACTCTCAGCTTCCGAGTGCTCCGCCGCTTTCGCTGCTGGGCCTTCATCAACCGATCGACGTGCTTACGGTGGTTCTTCCCTGTCTTTGGGCGACCCGTCCCACGTCGTGGCTTCCGAAGGACCGGCTTCTTGATCCGGGGCTTCTTCAGATGCCGCTTGTGTTTGAGGTGGTAACCCTTCTTGTGCTTGTACTTCCGGTGTTTCTTCTGCTTGTAGCCCTTACGGTGGTGCGCCTTCTTGCGGTGGTGCTTGAGGTGGTAGTGCCGCCTCTTGTGGTGCTTCTTTGACTTCCTCCTCTTATGCTTCAGGTGGAAGTGTTTGCGGTGGTGCCTACGCTTGCTGCGCTTCCTCTTGTGCTTCAGGTGGAAATGCTTGCGATGCTGCCTCTTGCGCTTGTGGTGGAGGTGGTAGTGCCTGCGATGCTGCCTCTTCCTCCTGTGCTTCAGGTGATAGTGCCTGCGCTTGTGCTTCAGGTGGTAGTGGCGACGCCGCCGACGGGCCATGGCCTACTCCGTCATGTACGGGCCGAGGAACTCGATCGCCTCGTCACGGAGGAGATCCGGGTCGTGGGTGGAGCCGATGTCCGGGTCGAGCTCTTTGATCACGATGCTCGCCGCCATCGCCTTGACCGCTCGAGCCAGGTCGCCGGGGCAGGTACCGTACCCCCCAGAGTAGTTGACCCGAATGAGTGAACCGATCGGGAGGAACGTACCGATCTGGAACCAGACGTGACCCGAGTCCGGCTCTGGTCCTATCAGGGCGTTCGGGACGACGCTCTGCGAGCCGCCGTACGACCGGACCAGCGTCATGGAGTTGACCGTGTATGGGGTCCAGAACTCCTGGTAGCGGACCGCGAACGAACTCAGCCACATCTGCCGAACGAGGTCGCCCGACCCCAGAGCGGAGGCGTAGGAGCGGCCGGTGGTACCCTGGAGGTCAAGCGGGATGCTGGACGACCCGTACTCTTCGGGGTCGACGCCTTCTGCCCGGTGGGTCTCGGTGATCGTGAACTGGGCGAGCCGCTTCCCTACGATCGACTCGCACGCCCGGGTCGCCTCGATCATGATGTCGTCGATCTCGGTTCCCTGGAGGTTCTTGGTCAAGTCGGAGTAGGCAGTCGCCGCGAACTGAGCGGACGAGACGAGCGGTACAACGCTGTCTTTGGCCGGTGCGGTCATGGCGACTGTCCTACTACTCGGAGATCAGGTTGCGGGTGTCGACGAGCTGGATGAGGGTGTCCCGGCTCGCGCCTTCGGGGTAGTCGACCCCGAGAGCGTCCGCGTAGTCACGCCACGCCTGCTTGGACGCCTGAGGGCCCGTCCGAGGAGGCTCCAGAAGCTCGAGACCGTCCTCGGGGTCACCCGGGTCACCGTCCGGCTCCGGCTCAGCGTAGAGCGGGTGCTCCGGGTCGGTCGGGAGGACCTCGGTGAACTGCCCGATGCGAAGGAGGTCCGTCCCCAGGTTGTCCGGGACCTCGACGATCTGGTGCTCGTTCTCCCAGGTGTGGCCCCCGGGAGCGGAAGCTGGGGTGTTCTTGGCCTTGACGTGCATGTGTCCTTCTTCCGTAGCCCCGGTGAGGGGCTGAGCTGGAGACGAGCCCAGCCCCTCACCGGGAGATCAGGTACTACAGGGTGGAGACGACGTTCCGGAGCCGCGCCATGTACTTCGGCGCGCGCACCGCGAGGCACGTGTCCGAGACGATGGCGAAGGGGAGCGTGTCGGGGGCCGCCGTCGTCGGGAAGACGTCGAGCGGGGTGACGTCACGCACGTAGGGCCGGACCACGTTGTCCCGGTTGCGAGACATCAGGTACATGTCCTCCGCACCCGCCGTGCGGGGCAGCATGCCCGCGTTCGTTCCGACGTACGCCGTCGGAAGGATGGCCGGCACGACCGAGCCCGAGGACTGCTGCGGGATGAGCGCCGCGCCGGTGTCGACGATCTGGTTCGCGACGATCGGCGTGACGCCGTCCGCCGAGAGACCGACGTTGGCGTCGACGTACCCGACCAGCGAGGTCGTACCCACACCACCCGTGCTCCGGTACACCTTGTACAGGATGGCGGTGCCGTTCTCGTACCCGACCGGGGGCGTGAACGAGAGGGTCACCGTCGAGGTGGAGCCCGTGGTGGTCTGGGTGACGTCCGCCGAGGTCACGATCTCGCCCACGCGGGCGATGACGGCCGAGACCGAGTAGCGGTACGTCGCCGCCGCGAGAGTGCCGCCCGTGGTGGAAGTCGCCGCCGTGACGGTCGACATCACGATGGACCGAGCCGCCAGGAACGACGACTTGACCAGCGGGATATTGCGGTAGGTCGGGACGATCAGACCCGCCGCCACCTCCACGGTGTCGACGAACCGCTGCTGGTTGGTGAGCAGCTGCGCGATCTTGGACGCCGCCGTGCTGGACATGGCGAACATCCACGAGTTGTCCGTGACCGGCATGGAGGCGTTCTGCTCGACAGCGTCGATCATGACGTCCAGGTTGCGGAGCGCGAGCGCCGCACCCGCCGCGTCGAACGAGTTCTGGGCCGCGCCCGAGAACGTCGAGCACTGGACGTCGAGACCGTCGAACTGCGGGTAGGGGCCGTTCTGGGTCGCGCCGGAGCAGCCCCAGTCGATGCCGGTCTCGATGTCCCAGAGGAGACCCTGGACCGCGCCCTCGATCTCTCGGGCACGCAGGTCACCCATGAGGTCGCGGGTGACCTCCTGGGCGTAGCCGGTGACCGAGCCGACCGCCTGGAGGTTGCGGATGGTGAACGCCGACTGGGCGTACGTCGACTGGCCGACCGGCCGCGCGCCGCCGTCCTGGACGAAGCCGCCCGGAACGCGCGAGGTGCGCTGGTTGAAGTTGTAGACCGTCGAGCCCCACTTGACAGCGGGGAGCGCCCGGACCAGCGGGCTGTAGCGGCGCTGGTACTCGAGCAGCATCGGGTCGATCTGCTTCTGGACGAGGGCGGACACGCCTGCGGCGGTCAGAGCCTCCTGGAGTTCGTTGCTCACTGGTGTTCCCTTCGTTGTGGGTGAGCTGGCTGTTCGATCGGGCCTTGCGGGGAGACCATTGCTGCCAGCGGGCACTCACCAGGTGAGCGGTCAGGGAGAGCTGGGGTACTACTGGTTGTGAGCGAAGAAGTAGTCGGACCGCTCCTGCACGTGCTTGCGGAACTCGTCTTCGTTCATCTCGTGGAGCGGCTTCGCGGCCTCCGCCTGGGTCTCGTTCAGGACGATGCCCTTGCGGGTGATGGTGCCGTTCTTGACGGCCTCCGCGATGACCTCCTGGAGCAGGCTCTCGCGGAGCTCCTCGGCCGACGGAGCGGCCTCGGTGGCCTCGCCCTGGGGAGCGGCGGTCTCGGCGGTCTCGGCGGCCTCCGGGGGGTTGAGGGCCGCCGAGACCGCCGCCGCCACGGCGGAGTTCAGGTCGGCGAGGGTGATCGGGCGGTCCTCGCTCTCCGGCGTCGACGTCTCCTCGGCGGGGGTCGAGGTGGTCGCCGACTCCTCCGCCGGGGTCTCGGTGGTGGTCTCCTCGGCCGGAGCCGGGGTCTCGGTCGTTTCGCCCATGTCGGACTCCTTCACGGTCGAGGACTCCGCCGGGGCGGACTCCATCTGGTTGTCGTCCGGCGTCTGCTCGGACGTTCCGGTGTCGACGTCGCCGTCGTCATCGGGGTCGAGGGCGTGGATCGCGTCGCACGCTGCCTGCATGGCCGCCATGGCCACGCCTTCCAGGTCGGCAGGCTCGACGCCGGAGTAGGCGGAGACGCTGACCGTGAGAGGGCCGTTGTAAGCCGAGATGGAAAAGCCCGCGCGCCCGGTGTCGTCGGTGCAGGCGTAGCACTCGGAGATGGTGGTCGCCGACTCGGTGAGCGGCTCGGGCATCTCGGTCGATTCGTTGGACACGTTGACTCCGAACTTGTTGAGGGCCGCCTTGATCCGAGCGCGGATGCGCTTGAGTTGGGCTGCGGTGTACAGCTTCTTGTTGTCGGCCTGGTTGATGTACGACCAGGCGGCCTTGGCGTGAGCCTTGGTGTCGATGGGGTAGCGCTTGACCTTGTCCTTCTGGTAGCCGGGGTCCGCGTACTGGACCGACCCGTACGGCTTGGTCTTGACCGCCTCGGTGAACGCCTGGTAGGTCTCGACGGACTCCGTGATGACCGCCCCGACCGGCACCCGGGCCTCCGTGGCCGTGGTCTCCGCCATCTCGGCGTAGGCCCCGGTGACGCCCGGGTTCTTCGTGAAGTCCAGGCCGTCGATCTCCATGTCGTCAGCCGTCGACACCTGCATCCCCTCGACCGTCTTCGTGGTCGGCTCGCCGCACCACCATCCGCGGATCGAGACACCCCGGAGGAACTGGGGCTTCCCACCCTTCGGGGCGACCAGCTCGGCGATGGTGTCAGCCTCCGGCGTGTTCGCCAGCTCGGCGGTGTAGTTCAGTTTGCCGTCGTCGAGGGAGACGCTGGTGATCCGGCCCACGATCTTGGTGGAGTTGTCTTCCGCCGCGTGATGCGTAAGCATCGTGACGGGGTTCGTCCCCTCCTTGATCCGGGCGGAGAGCTTGTCGTACGCCTTCTGGATCAGCTCTGCGGTGTAGAGGCGACGGTTCGCGGAGACGCCGGGCGCCAACATGGTGCCACGCAGCTGGGTTGTCATGCGTCCTCCGAGCCAACGAGCGAGAGCGATGTGGGGAAGAAGTCTGAGGGCGCTATCGCGCACCTGCAACGGATGTGTAGACCGGGGATAGGGACGGATTGGATCGCGTAGGGGTTACCGTCCTCCGCGCTCGCACAGACAGAGCATACTCGGTTGTCTCCAGCGGTGATGAAGTCCGCGTACGGAACACCCGCGTTCAGGTAGGTCGCGACGGACCCCATGGAGATCGACTGGCCGAGCGCGGTGTCTAGGATCGCGTTGGCGACGTTGTCCGGAGAATCGAGGATAGCCTGGATTGCGTCGAGCATCTCCTGCTTCGACGCTCCGGCGTTCCACAGGGCTGCCAGCTTCTGGGACACCGCGTAGCCGAGGCCCTGCGTCTGCTGCTGGATCCAGGCATCCGCGCTGTCTCCGAGGGCGGTGCCCCCAGCAAGAGCGGCCTTCGCCTCCTTGGCGGCCAACTCCCAGTCGATGGAGGCCCCGGCCTGCTGGGCGAGGATCCCCGTCGCGGCGGTCTGGCCCTCCGCTGCCCCGTCCGCCACCACCGACGACATGACCTGCTGCCAAGCGGCGCGGTCGTTGGCGGGGAGATCACCGACGATCATGTTCCCCACGCGCGTCCGGAGCTCAGAGGCGAGCATGTCGCCGGTGATCGAAGGGTCAATCAGGGCCTGGGTCTCGACCGCCGCGACGATCGACGTCCAGTCCAGCTTGCTGAGGGCTTCGAGGACCTTCTTGAAGGCCCCGGCGTGCGCCTTCTCGAGCTCTTCCCGGCGACCGTAGATGACCGCCCAGATGCCCTCCAGCTGCCCGAGGAGCAGACTGGGGACACCTCCGGGGTCGGTAAGCCCCTCCGCCACCCTCTCGGCGGCCTGACAGGCGCAGAGAGCGCGCTCTGTCAGGCCGACGGGATACGAAGTCGTCGCCAGGGCGTAGCCCACGGCGAATTCTTCGGCGACGGAGGAGAGAGTCACGGCGAGACGAGAGCCGCTGCGGTGATGGTCGGGCTGGCGCCCCCGGCGAGTGCGGTGCAGTTCAGGCGGACGCGGGTGTAGCGGGCCGAGCCGGGGGGCTGGTTGGTGCCCGGGAGCGCGGTCCAGGTGTTCCCGTCGTTCGACCCCTCGACCACGACGGTCGCCGACGTCGGACCGCCGGAAGTGGCCGTCTGGAGCGCGCACTGGCCGACGCCGGACGGGATCGCCACCGAAGCGGTCGCCCCCGTCGCCGAGAACTGCTTGAAGAGCATCACGGTCGGGGAGTAGTCGTCGACGAAACTCGCCGCGACCGCCGCTGCTGAGGAGCCGTACTGGCCCCCGGAACTGTTCTTGCCCATCAGCCGATCTCCTTCTCTATGAGGGGGGCCACGTCGGCCGCCGTCTCGGCCTGCCCGACGCGGGCAGGAGCCGTCCGCGCCCCGGGGATCACTTCATCCCCGGGGGCGGTCGGCGGGTTCTCGGTTCCGCTCATGCGGTTGTGGTCGGCGGGTTCTCGGTGGAGGGGGTGACCTCGGCGGACGGGGCGGCGACCGAAGCGGCGGTCTGGCCGGGGGCCTGGGCCGCGACGCCCGCCTGCTGGCCCGGGTCGGCCGGGGCCGGGAGCGGGTCGCCAGCGTCGGGGCCCGTCTCCGGGGCCGGGTCGCCGTCGCCGTCCGGGTCCACGAACGGGGACGCCTGGGTGGCGGCGATGACGCCGGGGGCCGGGGCGTTGGTCGCGGCCAGGGACGGGTGGTCCGACGGGGTGATCGACGGGGTCACGGTGGTCGCGGCCTCCTCGATCCCGGCCAGCTTGTCGAGCGACGTGAAGTCGAGGGTGTGGGCCGGGGCCGTCGGGTTGCCCGCGATCTGGTTCTTGAGGTTGGCGTACGCGGTGGTCCACACGTCCGTCAGCTTCTGCACGTCGGCCTCGAGGTGCGCCTGGTCGTCCTTGAACTCGGTCATGATCTGTTCCAATCGGGTGAAGTGCTCGTTGAGCACGTGTTCCAGGAACTCCTCCGATGGAAGCTCCAGGTCATGGTGGTGGCAGAACATCATCGTCCGCCTCTCCGCGTGGCCCGGTTCGGCGCTCCGGACCGGAGTCGGTCATACTCGGCATACAGCCGCTTCACTGCGAACTTGTTCCCAGCCTCGATTCCCCGCTGGATCCGGTCCGGGAGGTTGTCGTAGGCGAACCGGAACACCGGGTCGAGCGCCTTCTCCTCCGGCGAACGGCGGCGGACCTGGAACGGGTCAATCTCCACGGGACGCCATCTCCTCTCGTACGCGCTTGAGCTGCTGGGCGAAGAGGTCCTGCCAGCTCTCCTTGGGGGTCGTGTCGTCCGGGGGGACCGGCTTGGCCGGACTCGAGACGGTGACGGTGTCGTCGCCGGGGATCGGCTCTGGCGGTGCGTCCGTTGCCACGTTCTTGGCGATGGTGGACTGGGAGATAGCCTCCAGGTCCACCCAGCGGACGATCTCCCGGGACAGAGCAAAGACCGCGTCGTCGCCGCCGTCGACCGGGGGCTCACCGATCTCCGCGCGGGCCCGGTTCAGCGTCCACCGGCCGTCCTTGACGCGGGCCGACGAGATCTCGTCGATGACCTTGTCGTCGCGCCAGTCGATGTCGGCGAACCGCATGGTCCACCCAGTCGGGACCTTGAACGCCTGCCGGGCGAGGTGGAACACCAGCTTCTCGATCACGGCCTCGCCGACAGGGCCGCACGTGTTGACCCGGAAGGTCTTGTCCTGGGAGGTGCCGGTGCCACCGCCGAGGTTGCCCGACTCGATGACGCCGACCTTCGACGGGGGCACGCCGTAGCTGGAGAGGATCTCATCCCGCTTCTGGTCGAGCGTCTTCAGGTACTCGTCAACGGCGTACGCCTTCAGCTCGTTGAGAGTAGCCCCTCCCTTAGTAGTCACCGGGTTACCGATGTTCCGGGAGCCGAGGTTGCGGACCGCGTACTGGCTCTTCCAGATACGGATCATCCCATCGGACATCTCCTGCGGGAAGTCCACGTGGATGTTCGGCGGGTCGCCCTTCCGCATGACCTCCTTGAGCGTCGCCGCCGTGAACAGCCAGACGGTGATCGGGAGGAGTGCCTTCTGGGTCGGCGAGACGCCGGTAATCCCGGAGCGTGGGGTGTCGAGCGAGAAGTGGATAACCTCGCGCTCCTCGAACTCGGCCCGCTGGTTGTTCGCGGTGACCTGGACGTACCCGGTGACCACGCCGTGCTCGTCAGCGATGATCTTCATGGACGGGACGTCGAGCGAGTACATCGCGACGGGGCGATCGAGAACCCAGACGAGCTCCAGGAAGGCGTCACCGAAGATCTCGAGGTCGGAGATGACCCCCCGCATCAACTGCCGGATGTCCTCGTTCGGGTTTACGAACGCCAGGAGCTGCCGGAGAGCCAACACCTCCGGAGGTGTCTCCGGCGCGTCCTTCTGGTCGCCGGTCCAGACGACCTCGAGGCCGCCCGCCGTGATCGTTCGGGCGATCGTGTCGACCGAGGCGGACGACCACGGGCACGCAAGGTACGCCTGGTACAGCTCTTCGAGCATCGACTGGCGGTCGCTGTCCGAGTCCGCGTTGCCCTGGGTGTACTCGTTGGTGCCGCCCATCGGCACGCCGTAGGCGAAGCTCTGAGGAGGCGGAGCGGTGGTGGGGATTGGGGCAGCGACCTCGGCCTCGGTGATCGACTTGCGGTTCCACCACGCCATGTCAGATCAGCTCCAGGAGAAGCTCGGTCGGGCTGGGCTGGGCCACGGCGAAGGGGCTGAACTGAGTCTTCCCGGCGTCAGGGTCCAGCTCGGCGCCGAAGTCCGGCAAGTTCGGGTCGACGCGCTCGGCCCAAGTCCCTTGGACCCGGGCGATCTCCTCTGGCTCTTCGTCCCCGTCGATCGGGAAGCCCGCGTGCAGGCCCCCCTCGATCAGGAGGTCTCGGACTCCGTGGACGAAGGCGTCCATGCGGTCAGGGCTGTCCGCGTCCTTCGGGTTCCACCCGCACATCTGGTCTTCGAGCGCGGGGAACTTCCCGACGAACTTCACCCGATTGTTGTCGACCATGTTGGACGCGGCCTCGGCTCGAGCGGCCTTGGTCCCCTTGGCCGGGATACCGATCACGGACACGTGGTCCGGCACGATTCCGCGGACGGCCGAGAGGACGCGCTTGCCTAGCAAGTTCTGCTCGATGCGGACGCCTGTGGTCCCGTGGGTGGCATGGCTAGAGCCTAGCTCCATGCGGTCATACGCCTTCCGAGCGCTCAGATCGGCCAGGACGTACGCATTCCCGTCCTGGCCCAGTCCCATGACCACCCGTCCGGTCTCGTCGGCCTCCGCCTCGTCAGAGAACGCGGGGTCGATGTACTCCCGGACCGTCACCATCTTGGGCGCTTCGATGAGGCTGACTCGGTTGTTGTTGATCGCGGCGCGCTTGAACAGGTTGCCCTCGACGGGCTTCGGATTGCCCTGGTACAGAGCACCCCAGACTCGTGGACCCACGTCCCGTTTGATCGCTTCCCACGCGGCTGGGGTCCTGCCACGGGTGCTCTCGAGGTACTCGCCCTCTTCCCGGCCCAGGATATCGTTCGGACCGGCCTGGGCGGGGATGTTGACGACCTTCCACCGGGGCCCTGGGATCCCGAGACGGTCGTCCTCGCGGTCCTGCTCGATGAGCCGCCCGGCCAGGTCGTCCTCGTGCCACCGAGTCAGGATCAGGATGACCGGAGCGCCCGGAGCGAGACGAGTACGGGCGACGTTCTGCCACCAGTCCCACGCGCGGTCCCGGTAGATGATCGAGTCGGCCTCGGCACGGCCCTTGATCGGGTCGTCGATGACGAGGAAGTCGACCGGGCGACCGGTCAGCGCGCCGCCGACGCCGACGGAGTAGATGCCACCCTTGTAGCCCTCGAGCTGCCACCGCCCCACGGCGGTCGAGTCCTGCTTCAGCCGGAGGCCGATGTCCGTCTGGCCGTCCTGGCCGTTGAAGGTGAGGATGTCGGATCGGATGGCCCGGCCCCACCGTGCGGCGGACTCCCCCTCGTACGACGCCATCGCGGCGCGCATGTCGGGGTTCCGCTTCAGCAGCCAGAGCAGGCCGTAGTGGGAGAGGCCCTCCGACTTGCCCTCCTGGGGCGGCATCGACCAGATGAGCCGGTAGTCCGGCGTCTCGGCGGCCTTGATGATCTCCTCGTCCATGAGATCCAGCGCCGGGGTCTGCTTCCTCGCCGGCTCGAGCTCACGTGCCAGCTGGCTGGGCTTCTTCCATCGTATCGCGAGGGAGGGGTTCGCGCGGACGGAGTAGCGGTCCGCGAGGCTCCCGAACGGGCTGTTCCCGGGGAAGTCCGCGCCGGGAGCCGGACCAGTCACGAGACCAGACGCAGGTGGCGAGCGACAATCTCGGCGGTGCCGGTGTCGGTCGGGTTGTGGCCCAGCTCGAGGAGGACACCGTCCAGGACCTTGATGAGCGCGTTGCCCTGGGCTTCGGCGACGCGGACCCGACGCTCGTCGAGGTTCAGCTTGAGCGCGTCGACCAGCAGCTTGGCGTGCTTCTCGGACCAGTGGTCCAGCATCTGGATCCAGACGTTCGGCTTCGCCTCATACGTCGTGCCGAAGTCCTCCCCGCCAGTCTTCTCGCGGGACTTGCCCCAGACCATGTCCTCCTCGTCGTGGATCAGCTCCACGCGGGTCCGGAGGAACCGGACGTACCCTGCGGTGTGGGCGATGAGGTCCAAGAGCTCCTCGGCGGGGTCGACGACGACCTTCACGCCGAACTTCTTGAGCTCCTCCTCCGCCTCCTCGTAGGCCAGACGCTCAGCGGCGGCCTTGCGGACCTGTCCGACGGCCCCTCCGTGGTAGTAGCACACCGCTCCGCCACGGATCGGAGGCTGCGAACAGCCGATCTCGTTGTTGGTTCCGCTCTTGTGGGCCCTACACGCGCGCTTCCCCTTGGGGGTGACGTGCGGGAGGCCACACTGGTCACACTCCGGGATGGGAACGCGGGGAGGCATAAACGCTCCTAGGCCGGGAGAAGGGGGAATCCAACGGCATCTTACCCTACCGGGTTCCGTTGGCGCTAGGGGTCGACTCGAGTAGTCGATCGAGAAGAACGTCGATCCGCTTGCGGTACGAAGTCGCGGTGGCCTCGTCGCCCTGCTCCCGCGCTCGACGCAGCCGGACCCCGGCGACGATCAGGTCCGCCTTCGTGACGGGGTCAATCGTCATCGAACGGGAGCTCTGGCGCGTAGGTGTGCATCCCGCAGTTCTTGGCATCACAGCCGTGGCAGACGCAGATCTGGGCACCCGTGGGCGCGGTGACGGTGCACTTCCGGCAGTCGCACTGGCAGAGGCCCTCCCGGTCGAGGTGCGGCTTGGCGTGGCTCACTTGCGGCTCCTGTGGATCTCTTCGATGAGACGGGCGTGGTGTTCGTGTAGCACGGCGAGGTGCTCTTCGTGGTGGCTGCGGAGGAGCCGGAGGTGCTCCGCATGGTTCTTGGTGATCTTCCGAAGGATGGCATAGACGGCGGGGGCCCCCCAGAGCACCGACGCCACGATATTGGACCACACCCCACCCGCTGGCCACCCGAAGAAGAGCTCGAACGTCGCTCTGTCGGCCGCTCTCAGGACTAGGGCGGCCCCGGCCCCCACTAGGACGAGCAGAGCGAGGAGCGACCACTCGAGGCGGCTGAGTTTCATCAGACTTCCTCCCATTCAAGAGCCAGCATAAGGTTCCGCATGGCGTGCAGGGCCGCCGTGAGCCGGTACGACACCCCGGACTGGGTCAGGCCGAGCTTCTCGGCGATCTCCTTCTGGGACAGACCCTCCAGGAAGCGCCAGCGGAGGATCGTCTCGAACTTCAGAGGCATGCACGCCAAGAAGAACTCCAGGCTCGAGCGCAGCTGGGTGTTGAAGACGGCACGGAGCGGGTCCTCCTCCGGCGCTTGGAGCGTCCGCTCGAGGTGGTCCGGGATCGGGTCGTCCAGGAGGGTCGTCCGCATCGACTTGCGGACGTAGTCCCGCATCCGGCCCGCGATGATCTGCGAGGCGTAGAACGGGAACGGCACCCCATGAGTGTCCTGGTAGCGGGAGGCCGCTTCGACGAGGGCCGAGTAGGCGATGGCTCGCATCTCGTCGAGCGGGACGTGAGGTGGCAAGCGTCGCTTGTAGTTGGAGGCCATGCTCCGGGCCAGGGAGAGCTCGCGCTCCGTGATCGGGGTCACTGTTGCGGGTCCAGGAAGACCACACGGGTCTTCCCGTCGTGACCGTGGATCGCCACGACGGATTGGATTCCGCGCGGCCAAACGACTGTCGACTTGTGCGGGCCCGTGGCCCAGACCAGGGCGACCGATCCGTCCGTGAACTCGACGCCTTCGGCGACAGTTCCCGTTCCAGAAACACCCGAGACGTCTTCGTCTCGTTCCAGTGTGAAGCGTCTCATCGGGGGTCCCTTCCTGGGGGTGAGATGGAAGGGACTATACGCGGAGAGTAACCGAGGGCGCTAGTACCGGATGGAGGGTGACAGCTGATCCCGTGGTTCTGCATGAATGCCGTGGGGTATAGCAGGTTCGGCTCTCGAAAAAGTTCTGCATAGTCGCGCGTGCCCCCCTCCGTACGCCGCGCCGGGATACCGCTTTTGCGGAGCCCGCGCGGTTCCGGTGGTACCCTGGGGGGTAGGGTACGTACCCTACCCCCTAGGGTACGCGGCCCCGCCGCGGATCCGGCGCTTACGGAGGCGGCCCTCAGGGCGTGCCTACGGCCGACCCCGGCCCCCCTACACCCGGGTATACCCTAAGCCCTGATCGGCCGTCTCCGGCCGCTACGGGGCCGCGCACCTACGGCGGCGGGCGGCCGGGCGGGCCGTAGGTGGCGCACCAGGAACTGGGCCGTAGGGTGTGTGGCGCGCTAGGCGGCGGCCGGGGGTACGCGGCGGGGGGTAACGCAACCTAGCCCGGCCGCGCTAGGCGGCCGGGCGGTAGGGTACGGGTAGGGCTACAGGCCGTGGGTACGGGCCATGGCGTCGCGGCGGGCGGCGGCGGCGGCGGTATAGGCGGCCCAGAGGGGGCCCTCGGCGGCCCCGTACCCGTTAGCCACCCAGGCGGCGTAGGCGGCGTCCTCCAGGGCGTAAGCCTCGGTTACGGCCCGGTACCCGGCCCAGTGGCGGGCCGTTACGGCGG